CGCCGAATAGGCCGATGTACAACCCCGTCGTCGGCACGTTCGGAACGTACTCACTCATGTTCACGGGGCGGTCGAGGATCGAATCCGCCTCCCCGCCGAGTCCGCCCGGAACCCAGAGGTAATTGCCGTTGCCGTCCTTCAACTGTCGAACGAGTTGCAGAATGTTCCGGTGGAAGAGCCATTCGCTCCGGCTCCAATACTGGACTTTCTGGTTGTACTTCGTTGCGATCAACGCATCGACCGTGATGCCCGTGCTGTTTCCCGACAGCACGTCACGGCTCGTATCAATCCCGCGATTACTTGCCGTGAAGAGACCGAGCGGTTGATTGCTCCCCGTCCCGGTGAGGAACGCCTTCTCTTCCGCGACGCCGAACTTGTAGCCGAGGCGGTCGCGTACCAACCCCTCTGGCCCGCCGCCAGCAACCGAGCCGTCGGCGGAAAAGCCGCCCGTCACGCTCGCCATCCGGAGTAGGCGGTTGCTCACCTTCAACCGCTTCGCAAGCGGGTGGGGGGTGAGTTCGCGCTTGCCGAAGGACATCGAATTGTCTTCGTTGCCCGTGTCGAGTTCGCTCGTCCAATCCGCATCGGACACGTCGTTATCGAGGCTCGGCGCGCCGAGGGACTGAGCCGATTTCAGCGTGTAGACCGTCGCCTTCTGACGGATGAACAGGTAGTTGTTGACGAACTTGATGAGCTTCGCCACGAACTCCTGCGGTGCGACTAAGTAGCCGCCGACAATATCCGAGTCGGCCTGGATCGCACGTTGAGCGAGCTTACCGTTCAGGGCCGCGTTACCATCGATGAGGTACTGATTGAACACCTCGCGGTACTCAGGCGTACTTCGCCTCTGACGAGTGCGAAACTCATGCTCCGTCTCACCGATGGCCCGCTTGCCCCTCGGGAGTCCACCCGGTTGAGTCTTCCGCTTCACTCCACCGGACTTGATGAGGGAGTATCGCTTCCCCTTGATGACGACGTGCTTCGCGGATCGCTCGTCGTCGTCATCGTCTTCGTCTTCGTCTTCGTCCTCGTCCTCATCCTCATCCTCATCGTCCGCCGGGATTTCGTCGTCGTCGCGGTCCTCGTCGTCCACGTCGGCCATTCGCTCCAGCGCGCAGACTCGCTCGTGGATGTCATCCACCTGCTTCATCGCCTCTTCCCACGAGCCCTTTTCCTCGGCTCGCATCGATCGGCCTTCCTTCTCCGCTCCGTCCTGGATCTTACGCGCTTCCTCGACAAACTTCAGACGCTCCGCGCGGAGGTCTTTGATAGCTTTCACCTGGTTCGCCGTTCTCGGCATGGTTCCCCCTCTTAGTTACATCCGCTCCGCAAGTCGCAGCCTTCGCCGGCAGCGCTCGATTTCCTCTCGCCAACCAATATCTTCCGCTCTGGCAATGGATCGCTTCTCTCCCGCAACCGGCATCGCCATTCGCAACCCCGCGCTCGTCTCCTGATACGCGGGGAAAAATACAAACGCGACCTCGTATAGATCCGCCTTTATCACCGTTCGATGCGGGGTTCCGTCCCTCTTCTCCCACTTCTCATCGATCACGTCGAAGATGAAGCTCATCCCGCGTAGATCCTTCCGTTGGATCGCAACGACGAGGTCCGCCGCGTATGAGTACGCGCCGATGGGACACTCAACGCCGATCCCGCGAGAGTCAGGCTTGAGTTCCAGCGTCCCCGCCGACACGCGGCCGAGCAGCCGGTTCATATCGTGGTCGATGGAGCAATACACATCGCGGCCCGACTTCAACGACGCATCGAACGCACCGGGGGCGATCTCCTCCCGGAAATGTCCGTAGATCAATTCCGACGGCGTGTTGTACTCGACGGCGCGGCCTGTCAGAATCTTCCCGTCACCGGAGGACCGGACCTCAACGGCGGAGAAGCGTCGTTCAATCGTTTGTGGGAGCAAGTGGCTTCTCCTGTGTGTATCCAGCCAGGCCGTTCACCAGCGCGTCCAACGCATCCCCCGCAATGCCGGGGACCATTGCGACGAGGACCGACTTCGCGGACACGGGATCGATCGTCTTCATCGCGGATAGTAGGTCCATCGCCTTTTTCACGTCATCCGGGTTGACCGGCTCCCCGTGCCGTCCGAGCACTTTCATCGTGGACGGGGCAAGGCGGGCGTCCCCTATCTCTGCGGGGAGGGGGTTCTGTCCCTCTCTTTTCAGGATGTTATTCAGCGTCAACCACCCACCGTTCCGGCCCGCAGCATACGCGGCATACCGCGAGTTGGTCTCCATCATCTGAATATTGTGAGGGTCATGGCATACGATGAATCGATTCTGTCGCGTCCCCCCGAACAATTTCCGCCGATACTCCTGCGCCCATCGGATCAACCACGGCCGGAGAGTGATCGCAAAGAACTCGATACCCTGCTGTTCGATATTGCTGAAAGTCGCGTGAGACAAATCGCGGAGCAAATGCGGCGGTATGTTAAACCATCTTGCGACTTCAACTATCTGAAATATCCGCGTTTCGAGGAACTGAGCGTCTTCCGGCGGTATACTGATGGGCAGATACTTCATCCCCTGTTCGAGGATGGCAATGCGGTGGGAGTTGTCCGGCCCGCGATGCAGTAGCTCGAAGGACTCGCGGAGATTCTTCCGCGCGCGATCCGTCATCTCCAGTTCTTCGGGGGCTTCAAGTATACCGCCGAGCGTGCAACCCCTACCGAAAAACGCCCCGCCAAACTTCTCCGCCGCGACGCCGAGTCCGATAGACTCCCGCGCTTGCTGAATTACGGGATACCCCTTCATCCCGTCGAAGCCAAGACCAGGGATATGCACTACCTTCCACCACGGGATTCGCCGATCCTCCTCCGCCGCATATAACGCGGTGAACTGGTAGTAGACCTCCCCCGTCGCTTCATCCCGCATCGGCTCTGTCTGATTCGGCATAAGGATATTCGCTTCACGCGCAGTATCCTCCGGGGACACCTTGTCCGTCTCCGCGTAGCCGTTCCCCCAGACGAGCGCATGAGCGGTGAGCGTCTCGTGGAATACATACGGCGTCATCTCATCGTTTGGTGAGTTGAGCAGCAACGTATGAGCGGGAGTATCTACTGCCTCGTAGTGTCCGCCGTCCCGAATCTCGTATGGGATCGGCGGGAGGGCCGCGACGTTCGACGCGATGACGTTCACCGCCGCCCACACCGCCGAGTAATTCAGCGCCGTGTTCTCATCGACATCAACACCACTCGCCGTTGGCTGGTTGCCGAGCATTGCGACGAGCGCGGGATCGCGGAGCGGGATACCGGCATACTTCGCCGCCCGCTTCGCAACCTTCCGTACTTGCCGCTGCAACCAACCCATTTAATGCGCCCCTGGTCGCGTATCGAGAGATTTCTCCGTTAGCACAGCCGCCACGTCGTCAACATGCAGGCAATCGCACAAACATGCATACTCAGTCGCCGATTGAACCACGGCGATATTGCCGTTGCAGTAGTCGTTGCCGGGAACCGCACCGTACAGAACGCCGAAAGCGACAACGCTAGCCCCGTTAAGCCTCACGATTTTATCCCCGTTTTTCGCCTCACGCCCGTTTCGATAGTGCATTACAGACTCTCCCACTCCAAAATGTCCGCTGCTGTCGCTCTCGCCGCCGTGCCGAGGATGTAATCTGCAAGGGGAATGACGACGTTGAAGTTCTTCGTCGGATGTTGGTGATGTAGGAAATGATGCCACATCAACGCCCGGTAAACCCGCGTCGACGCAAACCACATCCCCTGATTTAATTGCAGCTCGCAGTGGATCGCGGACCAAATCACAGCATGAAGCACACCGAGGACCGCGAAGACGACGAAGCCCGTCAGAGAGAACATCGCAAGCGGTGATATAAGGGTAATCCCTGTCACTGTGCCCGCGACGGACAGCGTGAGATTCAGATACTTCCCGGCTCCGCTTTCTCTGTTGAACGTGTGATAGTACCGTCCGTGATGCTCAATCGCATGTTCGATGAAGTGCGACCGGAAGAGTCTGATTGACGGCCGGTGCATAAGATACCGATGCACGCCCCACTCGATGAAGGATAGGGCGACGACACCGACGACTACCCAGAGAACCACGATCATTACCACTCCCGATAAAAACGCTCCGCGACATTCGCCGCCTCGTCCGCCGAGACACCGCGACGGGTTAGATCCGTGAACATCTCGTAGAAACGATTACGTCGTTGAATCGGGCACACCGTAGGGGAACCTCCGGTCGGTATTACACGGTCTTCTAGCGGTGTGCCGTGTTCGGCAGAGTACCCGCCCATGTCCGGTTTCATAGCGTCTGAATCCCCCGCGTGTCGTACACACTCTTCTTCTTCCCCGGTTCCGCAATCGCCCGTGAAAGTGCGTTGAGTAGTGCCGCGACGCCGTCAATTTTCTCGCTCGACTTGCCCTTGCTCGGCTTCACGTTCCCAGCCGCGTCCATCTCCGTTGTCACGTTCCCGAACATCCAATCCATCACCGGGTTTCCGTCATGCTCAATCATCCCGTTGACCACGAGCCGCTCGAACTCTTTCGCGGCGGGGGAGATGGACAGGAAACCTTGCCGGACGAACACTACCTCGAAGCCGTCGTTCTGCAGCTGCGTCGTGAGATACATCGCACCGAACGGATCGATTGCGATTTCAGGTATCCGAAACATCTCGGCAAGATTGTTGATGTCGCAGCGGATCACATCGTGATCGACGCTATTACCTTCGGTGAGCTTGATGTGACCGGCCTTCGCCCAATGGTCGATACGCTGTCGGTTGCTCCGCTCCCTACCCCGCAAAGCCGCTTCGGGACACCAGAAATACGGGATGATGCGATACTTCACACCTTCCCGGAAGAGTAGTACCAGCGCGTTGAGGTCAGTTGTCGTCGCAAGGTCGAGGCCGGCCCAACAAGGCTTTCTCTGCATCTCCCGCGACGTATACGATCCTTTACAGCGGTCCCAATGCTCTTGAGGTATCCACTTACTAACCTGCCGAGTCCATTGATTGAGTCGATACCGGCGGAAGGTATTCTCAAGCGTCGGATTCTCCCGCGCTTCATTCGCCGCTTCCTGCATGTCCCGCTTGCTGATCGTGATTCCGTAGGACGGGTTGACCTTCTTCCAAGTCTCTTCCGAGTATGGATCGTCAGTCTCATCCGCTTCGTAAATCACCGGGAGCAAAGCAATATCTACCGCCCGACTCTCTTGTACGTCCTTCGCATTCTTCCATTGCGTATAACAGATGGATTCCCGATCTACGCCCGCCGTGCTGATCCAAAAAAGTAGGGGCTGCTGGCGGGAGGCTCCCGCGAATCGAAGGACGTTCCAGAGCTTATCATCGGGCTGCGCGTGTAGCTCGTCGAAGAGTGTACCGGAAGAGTTCGGTCCTTCCTTTGTGTATGCCTCGGCGGACAAAGCAGTAAACGTCGCATTCGCGGTAGGGTAGTCCATCTCCTTGATACCTTCGCGGAGATTGACCCTACCCGTCAGCGCGTCCGACGCCCGCACCATGTTTGCGGCTTCGTCGTAGATGATACTCGCTTGCTTCTTCGATCCGGCCGCGACGTATATCTCTGCGCCCTGTTCCCCGTCCTTCGTGAGCAAATACAATCCAATCCCGGCGAGCAGCGTTGACTTACCATTCTTCTTCGGGACCGCGATACCACACCGCCTGAATCGCCGCGTCCCGTCCGGCATCTTCCAACCGAAGAGCGGCTCGATTACCCGCGTCCATTGCCATTCGAGTAGCTCAAACTTCTTCCCGGCGAATTGCCCCTTAGAATGTCTTAGGACCGTCTCGAAGAACTTCCGCACACGGTTGGCGGATTCTTGATCGAAGTAGCAACCCTCGGCTACCGCAACCCTATCCGACTCTGTGACGATCAACCGGGACGGTACGGATCGCATGACACCTACAGTTTCTCGAACTCATCTTCCTCTATCCCCGCCGGTCTCTGTACGTCGATCCGAGACCGAGACGCGGGCGAGAAGCCGAACTCGCTTGCCATCCGACGCAGTTCAACCACGAGTCCCATTGCAATTTTCACCGTCGGACTTGCCTTACAGCCGTCCTTCGTGGCGACCGTGAACCCTACCGTCTCGATCTCCGTCATCGCCTTCCGCCACAATGCGTATGTCTCGCAGTATGCCGCAAGGGTGGTGGCATCGAGGGGTGTGACAAGATTGCCCTCGGCGAGTAGGGCTACTACCCTATCCCACTCGATTACCGCTTCTGCTGAAAGCCAATCCGGGCGAGTCGGCGGGGTGGTCCCACCTATCACCCGGTCCCGGTCCTGTTCTAACAGTCGGAGCCGATCCGCTTTAGGCTTCCGTCCTCTCACGACTTACCCTTCAAGTGTGCTAGATGTGCTTCCAGGAAATCGATGATCGGCCGCGTGGTCGGGTCGCCCGGTTGCGGGAGTGCGGGAGGTTGCGTACCGAGGATCTTCGCGTCAATCTGATCGGCTGCGGCATTGACGACAGGGACGAAAGGCGCGAGACCAGGTAGCATCTTGATTACCGCCGCGTCGAGGATCGCATGAGAGCTATCGTGCGCCTTCTGCGCGATAA